GCTAAACGTGAAGGATTCAAAACATTTAAAGCATTAAGTGTTATTAGAACAGCAGCTGTTTGGTGCATGTTTTTAACGGTAATCTTATTGGTTGAACAAGGGTTTAAAGGCACCGGATGGTTGAGTGAAACAATACTAATACCATTTATTATTTTTCAATTAATTAGTGCATTAAAAAATGCATCAATGTGCGGTTTTATTAAAGCCGACGTGTTAAATCAGATACTAGATCGCATCGACAATCATAAAGGTATACGTTAACGCGTGTACATTGTTATATAGTATAACTAATTCAATTATTTTTGAAACATCAATATTTATATATAAAGTAATATATGAGCAATATCTTAACCGCATCTAAGATGTACAATCAATTAAATATGATGGATCAACATTCATCTAAACTATCACAAGCAAAAAACAATTTAGCTGAAGCACGCAAGGAACTTGCAAGTAAAAAGTTACTACAAGAATATTATATATCAAAAGCTTCGCCAACTGGATTTACAATTGAAAACCCATGGACCGAAAATAAATCGTTGGATGCATATTTAACTGGGTTATCAAAAATAAAAAGCAGTGAAGTAACTGCATTTCCTAATGGCATCAATCCACATGGATTTGAAATTGATACAGTTGATAAAGATCGTTTATGGATTTATAATGATAATGAGATATGGTCCACAGGCCTAGTAAAGTCTTTTGGATATGTATATAAAGGCGGCAACATTCTTACTATATATAATGAACCAAATGCACATAAATATCTTGAGGTTGATGGTAAAGGGGATGGATTTGAATGTGGATCACTAACATATAAAAATGGTAATTGGAAATTTGTTGTTACAGCAGAAGATGCAAAACCAGGATATGGAGATGTAGAACAAGAAGCTTCTTGGTTAGACAAACTTCAAACAGTACTAGATTGGCTCGGCTTTTATCCTGTTTATGGAGATTTTATCGATGCCGTAAATGCAGTCATATATTTTATCCGAGGAAAATGGTTTGATGGTATATTATCATTGCTAGCAGTTATTCCATTAATTGGATCTGCTCTCAAAGCTTCTGTTAAATCTATATATAAAGGAGTTGGAATTGCAAAACTTACACGTAAAGTTCAAAAAGCATGGAAAGGCAAAGACTCTACAGCAATATTTAAAGAACTAATTAATTCGGGCGCAATTCGTCCTGAAAACTTTTATTTACTAGGTAAGGGACTTGATTCATTAAATGGTATGATTAAATCAGGGAACCGGTTCACAAAAAAAATACCTGGTATAAAAAATTCTGATGCTGTAATAAAACAGCTAGACGATTTAGAAGTTTTCATGAAAAATGCAAATATTGACGTATTAGCTAAAACTGCAGACGATGGTGCATCAGTCGGCGCCGCAGTGATACGAGGCGGAAAAAGAGGCGCGGCGGGTCAAATAGGTAGTGGTGTAAATGCACTTTCAGATGCTGAAAAAATACTTGCGAAAACATCTCGCAGTATTGCAAAGACGCTTACATTGAATATTCTCCCATTATTTAAAAGTTTTAGCACATTGAATCCAAAAGCTCTTAAAAATTTAAATCGTGCTTTAGACCAACGATTTGTTAGAGAATTAGCAGATCCTAATAAATTAGCGGCACTTATGAAAACAACAACTGATAAAACCACCTTTCTTCAGCTTCAACGTCATTTAAAATCTGTAGGAACCCGGGTTCCTAGGCCGGGAGGTAGGGGTACTATACCTTTTATTACAGGTTTAGAAACAGCTAGCGAATTAGCAACAAAACTTAAAAGTTTATCAAAAAATGACATTGACAAACTAGCAAGAGATATGGGAGCTGTAGTTACATCTAATCCTGGAACACATGTAATGCATAATGCATATAAAAATGATACACTTGTAAATTTGAAAGCATATACAAGCAAAGACATGGTAGATCCTGCTAGTGCTTGGTATAAACAGTTTAATTTTGAATACAAAAAAAACATAGATATAATTTGGAACGAAATACATGATGTTGGTGAAGATGTAGAAATTGAATTAAGACCTGGTGTTGATAGTTTTGAAAGTAAAGTTGATGAATCAGATGGAGTTGTATGGCCGTTGGTTAAAAAAATGTTAGCAACAGTTATGGGACAAAAAAATTATGACTCTACAAAAGAAATAGCTAATAATTTTAAAGACAGTCCTCTAGTTGCAGCAGCAGTTGATCAATTATCAGATAAATCTAGAATAGCATATGATGTAGAAAAAGCAAAAGGTGGAAGCTACGAATAATCATGTTAAAGGAATATCAAACTCAATCCAATTTAAACCCAAAGCTCTGGAACGGGCACACATTAAAACGAGGCCTTAATGATTCGTTCATGAAAATTGTAAATCATTTTTACAAATTTCTAGAAATTGATACACCAATATTGGATGTAATATTAATTGGAAGCAATGCAAACTATAATTGGAACAAATTCAGTGACATTGATTTGCATGTACTAATTAATTATCGAGACATAGACGATAATTTGCATCTAGTTAAAAACTATCTGCATGCAAAAAAAAGTATTTGGAACCTAAATTATCCATTAACATATAAAGGTATTAACATTGAATTGTATGCCCAAGATTCAAATACAGATTTACATGCATCTGTTGGCATATATTCATTAATGCAACAAAAATGGATTAATCGTCCTTCATCAACTCTAGTATCAATTGATAATAGTTTGATTGATCAAAAAACACAGCCATATGAGTTTGAAATTGATAATTTAAAATTAGATGATTCAAATTTAGAATCTAAGATTAAAAGTATTTTATTGCGACTAAGAAACTTACGTGCAGCAGGCCTAGAAGCTGTTGGCGAATATTCACTTGAAAATTTAGCATATAAAAGTTTAAGGAATTCAGGACATTTAGCCAAATTAAAAACAATGCTTCAAGCAAATACAATTGGTCAGTTATCCATTAATGAGTCATTAAACGATCCCAACGGCGCCATACAATCATTAATAATGCATGTTACAAAAAAACAAACATTGGATGATGCAGGTTGGAATCATGTTATGAAACATACGCAAGGAGTTGAAGATTCTATGGGACAATGGAAACACTCAGGCAAATGCACAATGATACCAGGCAACCAAATTACAATGAAAATGGTTCCACATCATGTTTTAGGAATTGATGATTTAGGTACAATGAAACTAATGAAACCAGAACAAACATACACATATCCAGGCAACAAAGTTTTTGAAATACCAGTAACGCCACAATGGAAAACTATTATAATGCAACTACGTAACGCAATACAAAATGGATCAAAATATGAAAACTAAAGGATTAGGCAGCGACATAAAAAAAATAACCGCAGCAACTGGACTTGATCAAATTGCTAAACGAATTGCACAATTACTAAATGAAGACTGTGGATGTGACGAAAGAGCTGACAAATTAAATGAATGGTCAAAAGATTGGCCAATGTATAAAAACAAAAAAACAAATAAATAACATATTTATATAAAAAAAGGAACAAAAATGAAATTGACAAAAGAACAATTATTGGGTATTGTAAGACATACTTTAACGTTTATTGGTGGTATAGTTATTGCAAGAGGTCTTGTTGACGAAACTCTTGTAACAGAATGCATTGGTGGCGTTTTAACATTAACGGGTGCTATTTGGTCTATTATCAATAAAAACAAATAATATCATGAATTCATGTAATTGCCCTAACACTTGCACATGTAATTCTAAAGACGGCAACTACATGTTCTTTGGTAATTTAAAAATTATTAAAAAACATGTAGATGCAATGTTACAAATGGATCCAGAGGCTGTTCAACAAATATTAAGCAATGGACATGATTGGGCAGCTGATCATATTGCGACGTCGAAAGACGATGTAGAAGAAGTTGCTGGATTTTTAATGAATGAAGTTGTCGAAGACAATGATGATTACAACAATCAGCAACCACAATTTATTCCTGCAGATTTCAAAAATCATCTCAAAAAATTAATGCCAGAACGCATTGAAAAGACCAAAGCTGGATATTTTGCTACTACTAAATCAGGTAGACGATTATCTCAACAAGCTAAAACTAAAAGGGCAGCATTGTCTCAATTGGCAGCAGTTGAAATTGCAAAACATAAAAAATAAT